TCAATGGAATGTAGATGTATTCCACAGATTTCGTAGGCTCAATCGCGATGTCAACGTATAATTCGTTTCTATCAATACGTGCTGGTGTGTTGTTTGTGTCATCACACACGACCAAGTAATCGTAGACACCACGTTTAGCAGTCACGTCATTTAATAATTGCTCACATGCCTGTTTAACTTCATTACGTGTGGTTGTGTCATTTGGTTCAAAGATGTAAGCTCTGCCCAATGCTTCTAGCCTATCACGTAGGTAAGCAACCAATCTTGCCACGTTCACTCTATCAAGTGCTGATGGTAATGAAGCAAGTGTCTTGTTACCGTAGTTCACGATACCTGTTCCAGGTATGAACGTGATCGGGTTAACTTGGTTCTCATATAATGTGTCACGTAGTGATTCTCTCACGTTGATCTGTGTAAACTCACCTGTTGATGAATTGATGTAACCCAGTGCTGACGCATTGTCAACTGTTCCACGTAGGCCACCTGCTGGTGCTAACCATGGATAGCCAATTTCATCTGCTCGGACCAATGTTCTCAATATCATATGGCTTGGTGGAACAACCACTGTGTTGCCTGATAAGTCATTTGTTCTACCACTTGGATAGAACACGGCCGCATATGGATCAGCTGTTGTTAAACCATCTTCACTGTCCACTCCTGCTCCCTGTGCGTCTGACGTCCAATCTTGGATCGCCGCACTTGAGTCTGCTAATCTAAATGGTGTGTCACCAACAACAAAACCTGTGTTGTTTCTGTCATTGTTCAATGCCACTAGGTTAGATAATAGTTCTGGATAACTCGGAGCCGCTAACAAGTTGAATACTTTCTGTTCCTCACGGATTGATGTATTAGCATCAATGCCTGCCTGCATCTGGCCAACGATGATCTTACGCTGTGCCTTTCTGCCCATGTAAGGTGAACCGTCTGCCTTGTTACCTGACGCTGTCACCCATGCATCTTTCTGTGTAGGTAATGAGGCAGTTGGGAAAGCAGTTGCGTTAAAATAGTCAACTTGGAATGTCTTAACGTTGTAGCCTGAGCGTCTTGTGTTGAACAACAAGATACCTTCTGGATATAGTGCTGGATCTGGTCTGTCAATATCAACATAGTTGCTTGTTAACAATGACTTGGTTGTTGGTATCGCATCTGTTATCGGATCTGTAGTTCCGTTACCGGCCCAACGTGCATCTGCAAACAGGATACCGTCTTCTGTCGTTTGATCTGCGTTATCGATCGCTACCCATTTGTCAACTCCGCTCACTGATTCCCAACGATAAAGTTTAGGATAGTTTTCTAAGTCGCTTGAGTCCAACCATAGGTCACCGTATACAAGTGCTGTTGAGTCGCTCTGTAGTGTTGGAGCACTTCCTGTAACGATAACACCGTTAGGTGAAGTTAATGTTAGGTCCATGCCACGTGCATCATTTGAAACGTTCTGGTAACCCTTCCATGCGCCGTTGTCTAGCACCATGACGTCAACTTCCGTTGATGAGTTATACCAATATGTTCCCTCTGCTGGATCCTGGCTCGGCTCAGTTGCTGAGGCAGTGTATGATAAGGCAACATAGTTAGAAAGGATGAGATCTGAATTGTTACCAGCTCTCACGTTGTCCAACGCTGTGGTGATACCTGCGTCTGCCACTGGTGTTCCTGATGTGTCTTTCAATACGATGACACCACCCTGTGTGTGTTGTATTCTAACAGCGCCATCTGCTGTCACGCTGGCCAATGTGTTGGCAACGTTGGCACTGTTGAAATCACTTACGAAATCTGCCGCTGTTGTGCCACTCAATGTAACCGTAACCGCTGTGGTTAAGGTTGTTGAGTTCTTGGCACTTGCCTGGACCGTAAATGTCTCACTTGACACAAGTGTTGGTGATGTGTCCTCGGATGTCACTGTTGTGGCACCTGTGGTATATCGTTTGTAAACTTTGTATGTCGCATTGTCTAATTCAGTAGAGTCATATTGAACATATAATGAGTTAGCCGCAACGTTTAAGCCGCCACCAACTGGATCAATGTTCTTGAGTGCTGTCTGATCATTTTCATATAATGGTGCACTCACTGTTGACCACGTGTCAGCTGAAGAATTGTATGTCTTGACAACGATCTCTGTTCCCTGGTTAACCGCTGTGGTCTTGATCCATACAGAACCTGTAGGACGTGGAGCAGTGTCAGTTGACTTCCAACGTGGGTTGTCATAGTGTTGAGACTGTTGCAATCTTGGATAGTAATATGTTCCTGCTGTCAATCCAGCCGCTGTTAGGATAGTTCCTGTGCCATTTGCCAGTGTTAACACACCTTCCAATGAGGAGCCGTCTGCTGAGACGTCACCGTCCGCATAGATCTCTAACTTGTTGCTGACCACGGCCGCTGTAACGCCAGCGATCGATGCTGAGTTGATTGAGTTCGCTAATGATGTAGCAGTCGTGCCACTTAGTGTAACAGTCGTGCCGTTCAACACGATGCTGTTACCTGATGTTAAAGATGGACTTGCCACTGTGCCTTGGATCGTTGGATGGCTGTTGTGCCAATCGTCTGAACCAACTAAAACCCAAGCATTGTCTCTGTTCTTGTAGTAGACCGGATTATTGGCATTTGTCGCTACTACCGCATAGTCGCCAATGGCACCAATCGATGTCTTTGGAATACCTGCTGTCAAATCATCTGTTGATGTGATAACTGTAGGAACCTTGTTAGTGAAAACACCTGTTGAAGCATTCCATTCATGTATGCCCCATGTAGAATTCGCTGTGTCTAACCAGAAGCTACCGTTGTCCATCTCACCCGTTGGGCGTGATAGGCTTGCCGCTAATTGTGCAAGATCCACGTTAACACGTTGGACATAGGCTCTGTTGGAGATGCCCAACACTGAGTAGGCCGTTAATAGACCGTATTCATTTAACTCGTAGCCATTGATCGGTGTGCCAGCACTGGTGTTGTAGAAAGTTGGGTTACCATATAGTGTAACCAATTCTCTCTGGCTCGTTACCAAATTAACCTTATTAGCATTGGCCGCTGTGGTGCCAGATGCTGTTGATGTTGATGTTCCACTTGTCTTATCCTGTGCCGTAGCGATCAGGATGTATGGAACAGAATTCGTTGGTGCAGGTAGGTATTGACTTTGGTCAACTACGCTAACCTCTACCCCTGGGGAAACTAATGCCATAATTTTAATCCTCTTTAACTGTTACGAATATTTATTAAAATCTGCCAGATCTTGCCGTTTTAGAACGCCTTTGTAAAGGTCTGTGCATATAAATAACCGTATGACCAGGCCTATTTGCGGTGCATGTAATCAGAATCATTGCGCCATCAACTATACACGCAACGGAAAGACTCACTATCGCAGTCGATGCCTCGCCTGCATCAACAGGAATCGCAGGATACGTCCTCCTGAACCCCGATGGAGATTGTCGGGATATGTCAAGAAGAAAAGCTGTGACCTCTGTAGTTTCCGAGCAAGACACGGAAGCCAGATACACGTCTATCACATAGACGGTAATCTAAACAACAATGATTTGAGGAACTTGAGAAGTATTTGTTTAAATTGTTCTGCCGTGGTGCAGAGAGAAACTGCCTGGAAACCTGGAGATCTATCTCCCGATTAGTTTTTCCACTTGCTTATAAAGATCATCTAATGTGCCATTGTTATCCAATGTAGCATCAAACTCGGTGCCTATCCAATCATACTCTGAACGATGGACTTTTAGTGTTTCTAACTTTTTAGTATCGCCATCAACAGCATGTTGATACCAAGCGGGTCTATCGCCTCTGATAACTTCAACACATACGGCACCAAGATCTTTTAACATCTTAACTTCGTTTTTAAAACGGACATCTGAAATAACAATGTCATCGTCTGTCTTACGCAGTTTGTTCTCCAAACTTGCTAACCACATGTCATCATGGAAGTGTCCTCTGATAACATCTGTGCCAACATGCTGTAAGATCCATCTAGGTGTTAGGTGTGGCATGTCCAATCTCTTTGCCCACCATTCATCTACTTGTTCTCGCCACTCTCTGCTAGATTTTGAACGACCTTCTAGCATGTCACGGTCCCACCCAAATATCTCACACATGGCATTTTTTAAGTTGCCAGCAAAACTCTCTCTCCTAAACTCATGTAAGTTAACAAGATAGTCTGCTACCGTATCCTTGCCTGATCCTATAAGTCCGCTGATTGCTATGATCATTTTAGGTTCTTCACTCCGAGATGTTTGATACATGATTGTAGCATGGTTATCTGTCTCTTACAATCATCCAAGGCATGATGGCTTGCCGATTTGACCTCGGGCATGTCTGGCCATAGTGCATATACAGTCCTAGCATCACGCACATTCCAAAACTTCCAAGGCAGGGCTATGCCATGTTCCTTGTAGGCATGTTCCAATATGTTCATGTCAAAGGTTGGACCGTTGGCCCATATACGATTGCTCTGCCATATCAATTTGCCCAATTCGTCCAAACAATCCATCAATGGTCTGCGGAATTGTTCCTCAAAGACCTCTCGCTGTGCCTCGGGAACCTGATGTGCCCACCATGCAATGGTATTGTCATCCATCTTGCGATTTGGTTGGCTCTCTGGTGATACCCTGGCATAGAAATGGCGATCAGGCCATCCAGTGGATAGGGGATCAAATACCTGGGCCGCTATGGTCATAATCATAGCGTCAGGGCCAGTTGCTAGTGTTTCTATGTCAATCATTAAGTCCATACTAGTATTATACTACCATATGGATTTTATGTCAACCTTATTTGCGTTTTGGTGATATCTTCTTGATGAAGGGTGTGAAAGGTTTGGCACGTTTTGACGTGGCCACTTTCTTTGGTTTCAGTGATTTCTTGAGTGCGTCTCTGCGTTTGAACTTGTTAAGGGCCTGCATTATGCGACTTGCCACGTTCAATTTCTTGGTTCTCTTTGCCCTGCGTGCCTGTCTAAACTTGGTCCTGGCACGGGTCTTTTTCATCTGTGCTCGCTTGGCGACATCAATGCTGGCTCCACACTGTGTTGGTGTTGACACCAATCTGCCAGCACGGCTTCCGGTCTCGCAACGCCATTTCATCTTGACCTTGGCACTACCAGTTCCGCCCTTGCCCACTCGGGCAAATACCATGCCCTCTGTTATGATCTCATTGATCTTCATTAGCCGATTATCCAGCTCAAAGGCTCTGAGTGGTCTGTAAATGTCGCTAGATCAGCGATAAGTCTATCCATCTCTGCCTGTGCTTCTGCCTTGAGTGCCGCACCGTTCAATGGTGTTCCGCCCTGTGGTCCAGCTATGGTGGCGAACTTCTCTCTGGCCTCACCGATGATCTGCTTAGAGACCGCATAGGTGTAATCCCTGATCCACTGCTTGATCGGAATGTCCTGTAGCAGTATGATCTCTGGCTTTAGGTTATATGTCCAAAGCAGGACGTCCTCGCCTGATCCCTTGGGATCACGCATCAATGTCAATTTCTTGGTCACTGGAGCGAAATTGAAGTTCATGTAGCCACCGAACATCCTGGCCGCTAGCTCAACATATTGCGTATACATGTCATAGGTCGCCAAGCCGCCGGCATAGGAATAGTTCAATAGATAAACGTTCAATGTGGCAGAACTAAATGGATCAAAGCTCGAGGAGTATGGTCCAGTGGCATCTCCCATGGTCCTGCGGAAGATCTGTCTCACTGAATAGACTTCCTGTGGAAGTATGTATTCGTTGGTGTTGGCCGTTAGTTGTAGCAGTGAGTAGCTCTCCTCATAGGCATTCTGTGCTCTGGTCCTATAGGTGTTCACTGCCTTCTCATACGCCGTCTCGTAGTGCTGTGGATCTAGTTCAAGATCAACTATGCCCTCGCCCAATCGGTTGCCAACGTAGTCAAAGAGTTCTTGTTTTAATGTGGTTAAATCTGCCATGGTGTTCTCCGTTAGCAGTATTTATCTATTAGGTGGCCTTGATAATAATTAGG